TGTCTTTTTAAACTTCTGGGTCTTTACCATTGATAAAATCTTGAGAGCAAGTTTCTTATCAACTTTTTCGGTAAGTTCATTTTCCTCTTTAGTTTCAATTTTGTTTGTTTCTACTTCAGACATTTTCTTTTCTTCAACAGCCTCACCCCAAACTTTGGATAATGCTTTTGAAGCTAATGATATTAAATCATTTTCTTCTTTACCTTCTACAACTTTTGCACTTTTAAAACCTATGAAGTTTTTTATATCAGCAACTTCTCTACCAATATCAACATTTTTACCACCATCAAGTGTTACTGAATCATCACTCATATTCTGTGTTATTTTGATTTGTTGATTTGGTCTACTCTTTTTGTTAACCAGGCCTATATGTTTTACAATTTTTTGTATATCTCTGTCAACATTTCCTCTATTAAGTTTTATCTCTACTTTTTTCATTTCATCAAGTTCATTTTCCTCTTTAGTTTCAATTTTGTTTGTTTCTATTTCAGACATTTTCTTTCCAGTTAAAGTCTTTGACTCTTTTGGGTCTTCTTTACCTGTTTTCTTTTCTGCATCTGATTTATAGTTTTTATCAATGTAATTAAAGAACTTTTTCTTTTCTTCATCTGATTTAAAATCAGCAGGAGATTTAACTTTAAATCTTTTTAAAGCTGAATTAAAAAACTTTTCATATGCTTCTTTATCTTCAATAAATGGTCTACTTTGAACAGACGAAACTGCCTCTTCTATACTACCCGGTTTTGATTTTAAATAGTGGCCCATGTTATTCTCCCTTTTCCATCATTTTGATGTGAGCATCAATTCTTTTTGATTGACCTAAATGCATTTTAGATGCATTTTGTAATTCTTCTACAATTTTTTTTAAATCTTCTAAATCACCATCTTCTTCTTTTATCACATTTTCTTCAATAGGATTTGTAATATAATCTCTTAACTTATTCATCATTGTAGATGAAACGGCCATTTTATTAGACCACCAAGTTGGTAGTGAGTCTTCTTTATTTTTTGTGTTTAGTTGATTCATAATATCGTTAGCATCTTCTATAATTGTTTTACAACTTCTAATTGCAGATGCAACATCAACATGGCCATCTTCATTTACTTGTTCTTTTTTAGCCATCTTTGTAGCAGTTGCTATTTTTACAGATTTCCATTCATCACCATATCTTTTTTTAAAATCAGCATCTGGTAAGTCTTTTGCAATCTCTTCTCTTCTTTTAAGTTCTTTTGGAGTCAATTCTCTTTCTTGAACTTTTTTATAAGCTTCTGTCAAACTTTGTCTATAATTAGTCATTGTTAACCTTTCATTAAATCTGTTACAGATTTACCTTTTTCCCAAAACTTACAAGACCAATATCTTGCTTTATATTTTGGCCCAGGGTTTGTGTCACATTGATGTCTTGCTCTAAAATTTTTTCTGGCAGCATCATTATCTCTTTGTATCTGCATATTTGGGTCACCATAGTGTACTTTTACCACATTACCCTTATCATTTTTCACATAAACCATATATTTCTTTTTTTTACTATCACTTCTTGTAGGATTATTTAAATTAACCTTACGCCCTTGATACTCAGCACTACCTTCATCTAAATATTTATCAATACTGTCATCTTGAGTTCCTATCTTTTCTAACATTCTATCATAAGTCTCCGTGAGTGCAGTCCACCAGTAGTCTTCATATTTCTTTTGATATTCCTTTCGTACGGACTCTCTTTCAAACCAATCTTTGATATTGGTTTTACTTGCTTTCTTTTTGATAGATTGTTCGTAATTCTGACCTGGTGTAACAGCGAAAGTGTGTCTAGCATAATCTTCTCCTTGTTCATAAGTTTCACCTCTAACTTGTTTAGCTAAATCTTTATCAGCTTTACCCCAAGTTCCTGAACTTTTTGTTACAAAAGAATTAACTCTTGCAAATGCCCATTGTTGTGGTGTTGTTCCTGGTCTATGACCAGTTCTCCAAGCTGCCATACCTCTATCATATACTTTTTTAAGAATACTATAAGGCATTCCAGACTTTTCTGCTTTCTTAACTAAACCTTCAATTTTTTCGTCAAGTTGAAAACTTTCTTTTTGTTCTTGCGCCTTTTGCCATTCTTTACTAGAAGGTGCACCCTTTTCACCTTTCTTTCTCATTTTCTCACCAGAACCTCTTTTGATTCTTGCTTTCTTCTTTCTAATATTATCCCATAGTCCTTCTGTATAAGATGCAGCAAGTTCTTTTGGTAATTTACCTTTTTTAACTAAATTGTTTACATAATAAATTACATCTCTTCCTTCTACACCACGAACTTCTTTACCAATTTCCCCAGCAGCCTGCATTGGTTTCATACCAGATTTTATTTTATCTATGTACATTTTCATAATTCTTTCATAACCTTTAGGGTGTATCATTTGATGTATTTTATCTCTAATTTTTCTATAATAAGGCATTTCTTCTAATTTCTTACCAAAAGCTCTTTCTTGCCAATTATGAGATTCTTTATCTTTATCTATCGGGCCGCCTTTTGCCCAAGTATGACACGCTCTTGCAGAATGACATTTAAAGTGATGCATCCAACAATAACCAAGTACACCATCTTTATCAGATGTAGCACCAGGCAAACACTCTTTCATTCTAGGAGAAATATCAAATGCAACACAATTTTCACATAATGATTTCTTTGCAGCCTCTACTGAAGTTTTCCAATGTTTAGCAACCTTTTCCCAATAATCACCTGGCTCATCTACATTAAGTGGGCCATAATTATATTTTTTGGTTGTTGCATCTCTATTCTTAGTATTGATAGCTAAGTCTTGTGTAGCGGGTGGACAATCCATTTTTTGTTCACCATACATCTGTTTAAATTTCTTTGTATGTTTAGATTTTTTAGTTTTCATTGTTGAATCTCCTGGTGCAGGTTTGTATGCATCTGGATTATCATCACTCATTTTTGTACCTTTTTTAAAATGAGCATCTCTCTTATCTTTTGTAGATTTGGCCATATCCCCTGCGTAATACTTTGCAGGTTGTGTACCTTTCTTATCTTTTACTTCTTTATCTTGTTTTACTTCTTGTACTGAATGTAGAAATGCTTTATAAAAATTCTCACCATCAGTATATTGAACATAATTTGGCCCTCTTCTTACAATTTCACCTGAAGTACCATCTATCTTGTTTTCAACTAAATCACCAATCTGATATATAACACCTCTTACATATAAATCTCTTTCAACTTCATCATTAGAATATTTTGATGATTCTCTAAGACCCATACCTTTTCTTACATCTTTAAATAATTTTTCGCCATTTTTATATGTTCTTGGTAACCCTTTTTTAAATTCTTCATAATTATTATTAGATGCCGCCGCTCTCATTTTAGATGCACTCATTCCAGATACACCTTCAGAGTCTGGGTCCCTATCACCGGCACTAAAAACTTCTATACTATCAAAGTCATAAAACCCATGTCTTTTTTCTTGACCATTATAAGTGTTTAATAGTTTCTTAAATTCAATAACTCTATCAGAACCAACAACCATATTTAATTCTTTATAACCCATATCATGTAAATAAACAGCGATATCTAAAACTGTTTTTAAATTAGTTTTTGCTGTAATATTTCTTTTATGTTGTGGAAACATATCTCTCATGTATGCTACTTTTCTTGCAAAAGGCAATGGGTCTTTTTTAGGATTTTGAGAATGTGATGGGTAAATAAAATAATCACTACTACCAGCAATCTTTTTAACTTTATCTAAAAGTTTTTCATGACCTGTCGTTGGTGGATTAAATCTACCAAATGTAAATACTACTGCTTCTGTTGACTCAAATAATGTTCTAAACTTTTTCATTAGTTTCTTTCCTTTGTAATCTTTTTCATCTTCTCAATATATACACGATACACATTTGCTTCAGCAGTTTTACCCATAACTCGTGCTCTTTGTTCCATTGCAATAGCGGCCTGTATTTTGTGAGCATGTGTCTTACCACTTCCCTCAATTTTACTTACACTTGCCTTCGCTGTCTTAACATCTTTAAATCCTAACCCTTGTATTGTACCCTTTGGGTTCTCATCAGTATATAAATCAGAATGTGAATCTGAACCAGAAGGTTGACCTTTCTTTCTAGGTATTCTTGGTGCTTCAATGTATTGTTTAAATGTTTTCATCTTTTTAACAATTCTTTAAATTCTTTAGTTGCCGTTGCAAGAAAATTTGGTGCGGCTCTAAAGTTACCTTTATATCTTAAAGTGATATCACTTATTGGGGTTGCACCTACAAAAAGTTTAAAGAATAACATTGCGGCAGTGGACCCTCTTTCAAAAGCTTGTGTTTTGGTTGCATCTAGTACCATTCTTACTTTACCACTAGAATATAATTTATCTAATGCACCAACCATAGTATTTACATCTTTATATTCACCAGACTCAATAACTGGGCCCTTGACTAAAAATCTCCCTATACCTGTAACTAAAGCATAGTCAAAATTTAATTTTTGTAAATCTTGTAAATCCATTTTAAAAATAAGTTGTAATAATTGATTTCCAAATAAATCTGAATTTTTAATTATAACATCTGACATTGGTTTAAATAAACTTTTATTTGTTTTAAGTTGTTTGTTTATTATATCATTTGGTATTCTTTCTACAAAGGGTTTCCAATTACTTTTAGAAACATTTCTTGCATTTGGTCCCAAGTCTTTTATCATAGTATTATCTAATAGTGGGTTTCCATCTTTGTCAATTGCTCTTTTTGGTTTAATTGTAAATCCTCTAGTATCTTGTTTTTGAAATTTATAAGTGGTTTTAATAACTGCCGCATAAAATACACCTGCTGCATCATCTAAATCTTTACGAACTTTATTAAATTCAGAACCTTTTAACATAGTTGTAAATCCTTTATTAATAAGTGTAGGGTCAGCTGTAGTTGCAGATGGTTTTTTCTTTAAAGAAACACCTAAAAAAGAATCACCTTTTTTTAAAATAAAATCTGAAGCATTGTAATCTTTCATTCCATACTTTGTTATTTTAAATTGTTGTACATCAGAATCCCAAGATTTACCTGTCATATAAACTTTCTCTGCACCTATTCCATAATTTTTTTGTATAGCTTGTGCTGCAGACACAGCTTGACATAAATTACCATAATCTTTTTCTAATGATTCTACTTCTAAAGAAGTGGAACCTATAACTTTTCCACTTTTAACAATTTTTTTTACTTCTTCAATAAGTAAGTCTAAATCTTCTAAAGTTTCTATATTTGGAATACTAGACATAGTACATAAACAAGCAGTCATTAATTCATTTGGGTCAGCTTTTGTACCACCCCCTCTTTTACTATCTGGTCTTGTTTGAACATAAACATATTTCATCATATCTTTATGTTTAAAAGCAAAATCTTTTTTAACTCTATTATTAGCAGGTTTCACAGGTTCTAGTAAAGAATCTTTTGAAATAATTTCATTTGCCATTGAAGAAAAAGCTATTCTTTTAGAATCTTCCATTTCAATTTGAATACCGAGTTTTTTACTATTTGTTTTTCCATTTCTTAAATCTTTAGAAATTTCACCATTAATAGAACCAATTGCATCATCTATCTCCGAAACTAATTCAATAGCAAATTGATGTTCATCTACATCTTTATTAAACTCTTTTGCCTCAGACACCCTATTGACTAAGTTTTGCCATTCTCCTTGATTGTAGTAAGACTTAGCAAATGTTTTAAAATTTATCATTTATCCCAAGCCTTTACTGCAGTAAAGTTGTTATAACTAAACTCCATTCTATCTACTAATTTGACCGCACCACCACCACTATCAATTGCAACATAACCTTCTGGGTTTGAAACTTTATACCCTTTATCGGTTTTAATAAATGTGCCGATTGACTTTACTGAATTTAACTTATTAATAATAAGTTGTTTTGCGGCCACCAAAGAGTTTTGAAAAGAAATGACATTTTCTAAATTTCTGGTGTGTTTTGTAAACTCACGCAGATACTCTTTCTGATTTCTTTCAATCTTTTCTTTTGCTCCTGATGTCTTTACTTTGTCTTTCATTTTTGTAAAATGGTTATCAACATGCTTTAAATACCCAGCAGCTGCACCTCTTACATCTTTGATTGCTTGTCCTTTTCTTATAAATGTATTTTGATAAGTCTTGAAACTAGCACCAGACAAATTTCCTGTCATTGCACCTTGTAGTTTAATAAACTTCTCTAACAAGACTGCATTGATTCTTTTAAATAAACTACCTGCTTGTGAAAGTTTGGCAGTTACAGCATTTGTTTCACCTTTTGTGAAAGTTGCTTTTCCTGATACATCTTTATAAGTCGCGTCGTCCATCCAAACACTCTTTGTTTTTTTCAAAGAACTAATGTTTGCCCCAAAAGATGCTTTCATATCTGCAAGTGATTTCCCTGTGTATGTAGTATGAAAGACGATTCCAATTTTTGCTGAAGAGATTTGTCTGCCCAATTCAGAATCAACAGGTGTAGCGTAAACGATAGTATTAGGCTGAAAAGTAAGATACGGTTTTCCATCTATGTTCTCCTTACTAATATCATTGGTAAACATTAAATCACCTTGAAGAACATTTTTAATACCTAATTTTGATAGTTCAGCAAAAGCGGTTTTAAACTTTTCATTTAATGCACCAGATACATCATCATCAATTTCTTTATTACTCTTATATAGTTTTGGATTAATATTAAATACTGATTTTTTGGCAACAAAGAATTTACCATCGGCAGGGTCAATACCAGTAAATATGGCAGGAGCACCGTCCCATTTTACTGTCATGTTTACACTACCAGATGATTTACCTGATAACATATTTCTTAATTCTTGAAGAAAATTAATGGCACCTCTAGCACCACCGACACCAAAGTTGATTATCTCATCTTCTAGATGTTCTAAGTGTAGATTTTTACCAGATTTGTCTTCTAATAGAAATTCTTTAAATGTTAGCATTTTTACTCAATTCTTCCATATATTTAAGTATATTTATAAATTAAGTGAATGTCAACCCTCATTATTAGAATTATATTCTACGGCTATTATATTTCCTGCAACCATCACTCTTTCATGGTCAACTTCTTGTGGTTTTACTTCATGTATTACCCACCCAGGAAACATTACTAATAGACCATTTTTTGGTCTTACAAAAGCACCACCAGCATTAGGAAATACTAAAGGTGAACATTTATCAGATACATTTACATAATAAGTCCAGCTCCAAAGACAAGGCCAATGGTCATGAGCCTGAGTATATTCACCTTTACGATAAACAGCACCCCAACAATCTGGACACCCTGGGGTAAATTTAGCTGGTGAGTTTTCTATTGCTACTCTCATAGCAAACTCTATTATTTCTTTAAAATGTTCCCCACCTGATTCATTAAACATTCTCCATTCTGTCATTTGTGCTTTTACATTTGATTTATAATTTATTTTATCGCCTTGTTTTCTAATTGCTTCTTCAAGTTTAGGATTTAGTGTTTCATAATTATCATACATTGCTTTGGCAACAGGATATTTTTCTGTGAATGCTATTGAACAAGGATTACTAAAAAGAGTGTTTACCATGTGGTACCCTTTAAAAAACTAGGTAATGTTTCATTACCAAATGGTTTGATTTTATTAAGATTGTTTACCATTTCTTCAGCGTCTTCTTGAAACTTAAATGTTCTAACAATATCATTTGTTGGTAATTCAATAACTTCATATATTGCTTCTTTATTTTTCCAGGTAACATCTGAATAATAACTTACCTTCTTTTTTTTATATCTTGAGGTCTGAGAACTTTTCATAAGACTTCTTCTCCATTTTACTTCCAAAGTTAGATTTATCAAAAACTGCATCGTCTTGACCTGAATCAACAATATCACCTTGAGCAACTTGTTCTACATCATAAAGTTTCATTTTAGCTCTATCTATACCAATGATGAATCTTTTATTCATAGTAGGGTCATTGTATCTATTTTTTAATTGTTTTATCATTAACTGGTTTAAATCTTCTAATTCTTCTGTTGAAATTAAAGCAAACATTAAATCAGCAGTTGCAGGTAAACCAAAACTTTCTGAAGTATCTTCAAGACCTACATCAGTAGATGTATATGCACTTCTTGTAGTTTGAGTTGCTGACATAATTGGAACATTTGTTTCTACTGCAAAACCTCTTAACTCTTCAGCAATAGATTTAATATAAAAATAAGAACCAACATTTGCATTACCCTTAAATCTAGATGATGCACAAATATTTAAATAATCAATTAAAATAATATCGGGCTTAAAACTTTTCTTAATTGCAAGTTCTTTTACTAAACTTCTAAAATGACCACAATGTGCAGATGCAGTTGGGTATTCTTTAATAACTAATTTACCCATTGTTTTTTTAGAAATCTTTTTAATCTTATCAGTAAACATTTTCTTTGGTAGTGAGTGTAAATCATCAATACTAATATTCATTAAGTTTGCATCTATTCTTTCTGCAATTCTTTCTTCTGCCATTTCTAATGTGATATACAAAACATTCTTGCCTTGCATTAATGTAGAGGCAGCAACATGACACATAAACAATGATTTACCAACACCTGTGCCAGCAAGTGCAATATTCAATGTTTTAGTTGGTAGCCCACCTTTAGTAATTTTATTAAAATAATCTAAATCAAATTCTATTTTCTTTTCTTTTTTGTGATAAAAGTCATATCTTGATTCAGATTGTTCAATATAATCATGCCCAACATGACTATCAAAAGAAACTGATAATGCATCAGATAATATTGATGGTATAGATTCTTGAGTTCTATTTTTATCTTTACCATCTATAACTTTAATACTATCAACGACAGCATTATAAACTGCTTTGTCTTTACAAAACTTTTCAACAGTATCAACTAACCAATCATATTCAACCTTACTATCTTCTAAAGATGAGAGTAATTCTAAAACTTTTTTGTGTTCAATTTCAGATAAATCTTTTCGTTTATCAATCTCAATTTCAAGAGCAGGTTTAGTTGGTGGGTTTTTATATTTGTCAACAAAATCATTTATTTCTTCAAATAAAATCTTTTCACTTCTCTCACCAAAATATTCAGACTTTAGAAAAGGGATTACTTTACGATTAAAGTTTTCGTTATGTAATAATTGGCTTAGTGTTGTCTTCTCTATCGTCTGCATTAAATAATTCTCCTCTTGAATAATGACTATCAACTATATGACATAAAATGTCACCAAGTAAGTTTTTAAAATCTTCAGTAAAAAATTCATCTGGTAACCCATTTGGGTCTACAATATTATAATTAAATTTTAACACTGCTTGTAACCCAGTATTAGATGCATCTTCAATAGCGGCAGTCTTTGCATATTGATAAACAACACCATCAAAACGACCTCCTTTAATACCAATACAATCTTTCCATTCTTTATTTTCTAAAAATACATAATCATCAGCAATCTTGCCAAGATATCTGCATGACTTATCAAATGCTTTTCTTTCTATAAGATTTTCTTTTTGGTAAGCATCATTATTCTTCTGTGGTTTCTTTGACTTGTCCGCCATATCTAAACTCCTTTTTTGCACATTCTTCAAGTATATCCATTACATCTTTTGTAAAATATTTTGTAGGTGTATTTAAAATTGTTTTACCATATTGTTTTGAACCATCAGGTAATTCAAATCGTGTTGCAACTTTTTTAAATACATTATATTTTTCAGCAAGTTCAAGTAATCCATAATATCTATCTAGACCTTTGTTATAGGTTAATCTTACATCAATCATTTTATTTTCTATTGTTAATCTAGATTTATGATTTTTACAATGTATGATATTACCAACAACTTCTGTACCTTCTTTATCTTTTCTTTTTGAAAGATAAACAATAGATGAAGCTGCATACTTTAATCCAGAACCACCGCCCATTTCTTTTGTTGGAAACATTGAACCTACAACATCATATGTATGATTCGTTACAACCATTGGTACTTTTGCTTTACCAAGTTTTAAAGTCAATACTCTAAATGCTGCTTTTAAAACTTGTGCTCTAGTCATATCTCTTGTTTCTTTTCCATCAGCAGTATCTTCAACTTCTTTTGTTGTTGATAACATACCAAGAGAATCTAATGCAAGAAACAAGGGTCTTCTAATATCAGAACTTTGTTGTAAATATGCATCTAAAACTTTTAATGATTGTGTTCTAAATTCTTGAACAGTAGTCACAGGTAATATCACCATTCTTTTTGGGTCTATACCTCTATCAACTACCATTTGTTTTGTAATTGCACTTTCAGATTCAAACAACATAACACCACCTTCTGGGTTAGCATCTAGAAAATGTTTTATAATACCCATAAGAAAAAATGTTTTACCTGTTGCACTTTCACCTGCAATTGCAGTTATTTTATTTTGAGGCAAACCACCATGAAGTGAACCTGATAGTAATGCATTAAATGCATATGAACCTGTATCAATAAATGTATCTACATCGCCTGCTTCTACACCATCTGATACAAGTGCCGCATATTCATTACCAGTTGTTTTGATAATGTCTTTAAAAAAATCGTCAGCCATATTATTTACTCCTTATTTAATTGCTACTGCACCAACAAACATATGATTACTCCAGAAACATTGTACATCTTGAAACCCAGCATTAAGTACCATATCTTTAAGTTGTGACCAACTATTTGGTTTTAACATATGTCTTAATGTTTTCTCTTTGTCCATAATATCTTTGGGTTCAAAGTTTTTTCTTTTGTAATCATAATAATTAAATGTCATCATTTCTTGAATTCTTGCATTTGTACATAAAAGTTTTTCTGCAAAAATAAAACCACCACCGACATTTAAACCATTATAAATCTTTTGTATTACATCTGCTCTATCTTTCATAGGCATAAATTGTAAAGTGAATATTGAAGTGACTAATGAACAATTATAAAAATCATAGAATCGTACATCATCTTTAATAAATTTTACTGCAGTATCTGGATACTCTTTTTGTAATTGTTTTATTCTATTATCTAATGGTTTGGAAAAACCCTCAGCCAGTTCAACACCTTCATAAGTTGCATCACTACAAAATTCTTTATTTGACTCAATCATCATTCGTGTAACCTTGCCGGTAGAACAACCAATATCAACAGCTTTGGTATTACTTTCTACAAAATATTTTGAAAGATTAACAATATCTTCTAATAAATTAGAATACCCTCTAATAGAATATTCTATGTGTTCATCAAAACCCTCTTCTCTATGAGCAAAAGTAAAATCGTATTTTGTCATTTAATCTCCTTATAAGGTTTAAGTACATTTTCATATATTGACTCAGCAATAGCTTTCATCATAAGTGGTGGTACCATTCTACCCATTCTTTCAGATTTTTGTTCCCACTTACCTGTTAGTTTAAAATCATCTGGTAAACTCATAACTCTTTGAGTTTCACATAGAGTAAGTTTTCTCATTTCTTTCCAATGAATACACCCACCAGAAGCTGTAATTGTTGGTGATGGTTTATGTCTTGAAATTCTTTTCATATTAAAGTGATGACCTTTTGGGTGATAGTTACAACCAGTCAATACCTTATCTGGGTCTAATGGCATCTTTGATGCAGTTTCAAAAGTAGAACCCTTTGCAAACTTTTCTGTTAATGTTTTTATTTCTTCTTCATTATAATCTAAGTTTTCAAATGCTTGACCACAAGTAATTGGTTCAGAAAACTTCTCTGGAAATATACTTGATATATTCATAAAAGTAAGACCTATTGCTGAAGTAACATCTTCACGAACAGCAATAAATATTAATCTTTTTCTAGTTTGTGGTACACCATAATGTGATGAATCTAAAACCATTGATGAAACATCATACCCGATATTTTCAAATTCGTTGGTTATTTTATTATAGTATTCTTTTGCTTCACCCATTGTTAACCCTGCAACATTTTCACCAACAATTACTTTAGGTTTAATTTCATTTGCAACTCTTAAATATTCAAAAAATAAATCTTCAATGTTTTCAATCGTCTTACCATCTGAATATTTTTTAGTCTGTTTAAACCCTTTTGAATGACCACCTTGAACCATTGCACCTGATACTGAAAATGCACTACATGGTGGGCTACCATCTAATAAATCTAATTCACCTGGTTTTAATTTAATTACTTCTAAAATATCTTTACCTGTAAGTTCTTTAATATCATCTGGCATGATGGGTGTATTTGGGTAGTTCTCTTTGTATGTTTTTCTAGCTTCTTCTACAAACTCATTGATGGCTAAAATCTTGCCACCAGCGAGTCTATAACCTGTACTAGAACCACCCCCACCAGCAAAAGTTGACATTACAGTAAACTTCTGTTGTTTTTCATTTTGTAATACATCTTTTAAATAATAAGGTTTATAACTCATGATACGGCCTCAATACATTTTCATAAAGTGAACTAGCAAGTGCACCCATCATTTTTGGTGCAACCATTCTACCAATTCTTTCAACTCTTTGGTCAAACTGACCATTAACAGTTTTTTTGTTTGTTGTTAATTTAAAATCTTCAGGTAAACTCATTAATCTTTTTAATTCTGGTAATGTTAATTTTCTATTCTTTGCATAATGAAATACAC